GCCAGCCGTGCTCTGGCTGCTATCGCATATCGTCTGTCTCATCTGCTGATGGGCGTGATCGACTACGTGCGCCAGATGCGCACCCGGCGCGAAGCCTTCCGGCAGTGCTTCCTGGGCGCCGACGGCAAGCCGACGCCGCAAGGCGAGCTGGTGCTGGCCGAGCTGCGCCGCTTCTGCCACGGCCGCCGGCCGACGCTGAAACCCGGCCCGAACGGCCTCGACCCTTACGCCTCCATTGCCGCCGCCGCACGGCAGGAGGTTTTCTTCCGCATCACGGCCATGCTCGAGTTGAACGACTCGGACATCAACCGGATGCAGGAACTCGCGGCACGACAACAAGGAGATGACATTTATGGGGGGGCGTAGCCGTCTTGCATACGAGTACCCAGACCTAATTGACGTGTCCGGTAAACATGATCTGCTACAGAACGCTGTTGGGAGTGTAGCAGAGGGCGCGATTGAATCGTTCATCAAGGGATTATTTGCAAAGCACTCAAATAAGTATGGGGTAATCGAGATCATGCATGACTATTACGATGGTGCCGTCATGAAAGTGTGTATTGATGATGTTTTCTTATGTCGGTGGTTTGTGGAAACAACGAACAACCAAGATAAGGAAAAGGCTGCAAAAAATCTTGAACGCATTGCGCAAATGATACGAAAGGGAAAAACAAATGGCTGAAGCAGCTCTGAACAATGCCGGCGATGCCGGCAACCCCGGCGGCGCGCCGGGCGCAGGCAACGACCAGACCTGGGCAACCGGATTCGACGAGGATACCCGCGGCTGGCTGGGCGGCATGGGGGTGGACAAGCTGCCGCCCGACCAGGCGCTGGCCAAGGTCATACCGATGTACCGCGGCGCCGAAAAGAAGCTCGGCGTGCCGGCTGACCGGCTCTTCACGCTGCCGAAGGACGAGAACGATGCCGAGGGCTTCCGCGCCGCCATGACCAAGCTCGGCCTGCCGGAGAACCCGGACGGCTACGAGCTGAAGGCCCCAGAAGGCGACCCGGGCACGTTCCTGAAAACCGCCACCGGCTGGATGCATGAGCTGGGCATCCCGAAATCGCAGGCGCATGGCCTGGCCGCCAAGTGGAACGAGTACGTGCAGGGCCAGACCGCCGCCGCCGTCGAGGCGCAGAAGGTCAGGAATGCCGAGGACTACGCCACCCTGGAGAAGGAGTGGGGCGATCAGTACGACGCCAAGATCGAGCTGGGCAACCGGGTGATTCGCGCCGCCGGCTTGTCCGAGGACGAAGCCAAGCAGATCACCAACGCCATCGGCCTGAAGCGTGCCGCCACGCTGTTCGCCTACCTGGGCGGTGCCATGGGCGAACACAACTTCAAGGGCGGCGAGCATGGGGGAAACCGCTTCCAGATGTCGCCGGCCGAGCTGCGCGCCAAGATCGGCAGCATCGAGGCCGACCCGGCCTACCACGATGCCGCCTCGCCCAAGCACGCATCGCTGGTGCAGGAGGCTTTCGAGCTGCGCAAGCTGCTCTATCCCGAACAGGCGTAAATAGACGAAAAATCGTATCACCGCGCGAATCCTGCGGCATAGGATTCGTGCATCAACGCGGGGAGACCGGCATCCGCCGGTTCCGCTGACGGACAGCAAAGACTGACCGCCCGGCCTGGCGATAACAGGCAAGAAGTGGTTCCGGGTTGCCGGGGAGGCCCTTCGAAAAGTCGTTTTTTAACTTTTTGGAGGCCACTCTCATGAGTTCCCAAATCACGACCGCCATGGTCGAGCAGTACAAGGCGAACGTCCTGATGCTCTCGCAGCAGAAGGGTTCGAAGCTCCGCGCCACCGTGCGCACCGAGCAAGCCACCGGCAAGTCGGCCTATTTCGAGCGCATCGGCGCCGTGGATATGGTCGATGCCGTTTCCCGCCACGACGACACGCCGCAGATCGACACGCCGCACAGCCGGCGCAAGGTCTCGCTCACCACCTCGCGCTTTGCCGATCTGATCGACAACGCCGACAAGGTGCGCGCCCTCATCGACCCGACCAGCCCCTACGCCATGAATGCGGCCTGGGCCGCCGGTCGCAAGATGGACGCCACCATCGTGGCCGCCGCCCGCGGCGATGCCTACTCGGGTGTAGGTGGCGCCACCACCGTGGCCTTGCCCTCGGCGCAGAAGATCGCCGCCGCGTCGGCCGCCCTCACCGTGGCGAAGCTGCGCAGCGCCCGCGAAATCCTGCTCGACGCCGATGTCGATCTGGACATGGGCGTCACCTGCGTCATCAACCCGGCGGGCCTCACCGACCTGTTGAGCGCGACGGAGATCACCTCGTCCGACTACAACACGGTCAAGGCGCTGGTGGCCGGTCAGGTGGATTCGTTCATGGGCTTCAAGTTCGTCGTCACCAATCAGATGACTGACAACTTCGCCCTGGTGTACGCGAAGAACGCCATGGCCCTGGCGGTGGGTTCCGAGCCGGTCGTTCGCATCAGCGAACGCGCCGACAAGAACTACTCCACCCAGGTGTTCGTCGAGATGGACATCGGCGCCACGCGAGTGGAAGACGCCGGAGTCGTCGAGATCGCCTACGTCTAACCCAGCCACGGAAAGGAGAAATAGACCATGGCTACCGCAAACACCAAGTGCAACAACGTCACCAACCTGGATGCCACGCCTGCCGCGATGAACGACAAGCGCCTGATGGGCGGCATCCTCAAGGAGCAGGTCGGCACGGTGGAGATCGCCGCAGGGGACGACAACGATAGCGTCTACCGCGTCGGTCGCGTGCATTCGTCATGGCGGATCAGCAACATCATCCGCTACAACGATGCCATCACCTCGGGCACCGACTTCGATGTCGGCCTGTACGACATCGCAGCCACCAACAGCGGCGCGGTCATCAACGTCAACGCCTTCGCCGATGCAGTGTCCCTGGCTTCCGCCAGCGTCACCGGCACCAATGACCTCTACGAAGCCGGCAGCGATGTCGGCGTCGAGGACATCGAGCAGAAGGTGTGGGAGATGGCCGGTCTCGCCAGCGACCCGAACAAGTGGATGGATGTCTGCTATACCGGCGTCACGGTCGGATCGGGTGACGGAACCCTGTCGGTGAAGATTCAATACGTCGACGGTGACTGACGAGCTGCACCGGCTCTGGAACGCCCTGGGCGGACGGGGAGAAATACCTGGCCGTGCAGGGCGTTTTTACGGCCCGCTGCTTGTCCTGGGCGGCGTGCCGATGACCGGCGACGGCCACTATTTCGATCCGCCCTGGTATCGCACCGAATTCACCGACCGCGCCAGCGAGATGGAGTGGAAGCACGCCATCCGCAACATCTTTAATGGGCGCGTGTCGTCGCTGTCCGGGCGGACGGCCGAGTGGATCGGCAACCATCGGCTGGAATGCGTGAATTGACAGCCATGAAATGCCGTGTCTGCGATGGAAACGACACGCATGACGAAGGAGCATTGGGGTGGCCAGTAATATCCAGATTACCAACTCGGCGCTGACCAAGCTCGGCGCCACCCGCATCACTTCGCTGTCCGACAACGTGAAATCGGCGCGCGAGATCAATGCCGTTTTCGAGCTGCGGCGCGACCACCTGTTGCGTTCGCATAATTGGTCGTTCGCCATGGAGCGCACCACGCTTCCGGCGCTCGACGATGCGCCGGCATGGGGCTATGCCTACATGTACCAGCTGCCGACCGACTGCGTGCGCGTGGTGCAGGTCAACGATGCCTGGGTCGTGCCCGGCCTGGCCGATTACACCTCAGGGCCGGATTCCGAGCCGTACAAGATCACCGGCCGGCGCATCGAGACGGACATCGGCGCGCCGCTCAAGCTGCGCTACGTCAAGCGCATCACGGATGCCGGATCGTTCGATGCCTCTTTCGTCGAGGTGTTCGCCGCCGATCTGGCCTATCAGGTGTGCGAGGCGCTGACGCAATCGAACACCAAGCGCGAGCAGGCGCGCAACGACCTGCGGCAGGCGCTGCTGGAGGCGGTGCGATCCAACGCCATCGAACTGCCGCCGGAAGCCATCCCGGACGATTCCTGGATTCTGTCGAGGCTCTGACATGCCCAAGGCCAGCCCGATCATCCTGTCGTTCAGCTCCGGCGAACTGTCGCCGCTGTTCGACGGCCGCATTGACCTGGAGGAATACGGCAGCGGGGGCAGCGTTATCGAGAACTTCATCCCGCTGATCGAGGGGCCGGCCGAGCGCCGCGGCGGGAGCAAGTTCGTGCGCGAGGTCAAGGACTCTACCGACCGCTGCGGCTTCCTGCGCTTCGAGTTCAACACCGAACAAGCCTATGTGCTGGAGATCGGCGACCAGTACATGCGCTTTTACACGGATCACGGTGTCGTCTTAAACGGTGCTGCGCCGCTGGAACTGGCCGCGCCCTGGGTGGCTGCCGACCTGTTCGATGCCGATGGAAACTTCAAGCTGCGCTCCGTGCAGTCGGGTGACGTGATGTATATCACCCACACGGACGGCGACTATCAACCGCAAAAGCTCACGCGCAGCGGGGCGCTCACCTGGGCGATTGCAGACTTTTCGCCCGATGGCGGACCTTTCGAGGACATCGACCCGGACGAAACGATCACCGTCTACGCCGGCGCCTCCACCGGCAGCGTGACGCTGACGGCATCGTCGGCCATCTTCAATGCCAACCATGTTGGCGCGCTGTTCCTGCTGGAACAGAAAAAGAACGACACGACGCTGGCGTGGGAAGCCGGCAAGGCGGTCAACGCCGGCGACCTGCGCCGTTACGACTTCCGCAACTACAAGGCCATCAATTCCGCCACGACCGGCGGCGTCATCCCGACGCATACCATCGGTGCTGTCTACGATGGCTCGGCCGGGGTGCAATGGACTTTCGAGAATGCCGGATACGGCTGGGGCATCATCACGGCCGTCGGCGGCGGCGGCACGACGGCAACCATGACCGTGCAGTCGCAGATTCCGAACGGCGCCGTGGGCAGCGGGAATACGTCGACGCGCTGGGCCTTCGGTGCCTGGTCGGACGACGCCGGCTGGCCGACGCATGTCACCTTCTTCCGCGAGCGCCTGACCTTCGCCAAGGCCACTACGCGGCAGGTGTGGAGTTCCGTCTCGGGCGACTTCGAAAATTTCCGCAATCGGGATGCCGGCGGGGAGACGGTCGCGGATTCCGCCATCTCCATCGAAATCGCCAGCGACCAGGCCAACCGCATCGAGTGGATGCTCTCGTCGAAGCATCTCATCGTCGGCACGGCCGGCGGCGAGTTTGCGGTCGGGGAGATCACCAGTGCCGAAGCCTTCGGCCCTGGCAACGTCAAGGCCGAACCGGTTTCAAACTATGGGTCCAAGCCGGTGCATCCGGTGCGCGTCGGCGACTCCCTGCTGTTCGTGCAGCGATCCGGGCGCAAGATGCGCGACATCTTATACACGCTGGAAATCGAGGGCTACCGATCGACAAACCTGTCCGTGCTGTCTCGCCACCTGGTCTCCGCCGGGAAGGCGATCACCGCGCTTTCCTACCAGCAGGAGCCGAACAGCGTCATCTGGGCGTTGCGCTCGGACGGCGCGCTGATCGGCACCACCCTGAATGCCAATCAGAAACGCTTCGGCTGGCATCGCCACCCCATTGGAGGAGATGGCATCGTGGAGGCCATCGAGACCATTCCGAGCCCGGATGGCGATTCCGACGAGCTGTGGATGATCGTTCGCCGCACCATCAACGGCGCGACCGTTCGTTATATCGAGTATATGATGCCGGCGTTCGATGCCGAGCAGGACATCATCGAGGCGTTCTATGTCGACTCCGGCCTGACCTACGACGGCAGCGAGGCGCAGACGCTGACGCCGGGCGCGGGCGCTACCACGGCAGGGACGACCGGCGTCGACTTCACGGCAGGCGGCTCGGTGTTCGTCTCCGGCGACATCGGCAAGGAAATCCGCTACCGCTACCAGGACGCCGACGAGGTTTATCACACGGCCAGGGCGGAAATCACGGCGGTCAACTCCGGCACGGAAGTTGAGGCCACCATCATTGCTGCCTTCCCTTCCGTCGCTGCCATCGCTTCCGGCGCCTGGGCCATCACGGTAACGAGCATTTCCGGGCTGAATCACCTCGATGGCGAGACGGTGGACATCCTGGCCGACGGCGCCCCGCATCGTCAGCTTACCGTCGACGACGGCGCCATTACTCTGGATTCTCCGGCCTGGTATGTGCATGTCGGTCTGCCGTGCCCGGCCAAGATCAAGACCATGCGCTTGGAAGCCGGCGCGGCCGACGGCACCGCGCAGGGGAAGACCAAGCGCATCCACTACAACACCATCCGCCTGATCGACACCGTGGGCGGCAAGACCGGCCCGGACGAGGACAACCTGGACGAGTTGCTGTTCCGCGGCGCCGACGAATACATGGACGAGCCGCTCGAGCCGTTTTCCGGCGACAAGGAACTGGCCTGGCCGGACGGCTACACGACCGACGGTTACATCATGTACGTGAACGACCAGCCGCTGCCGGCAACGGTGGCCGCCTTCCTGCCTTCCGTGGTGACGCAGACGCGATGAACATCATCCCCTACAAGGCCGAACACCTCGACGCCCTGCTACTGCAGCCCTCGCAGGAAGGGGTTCGCAAGTATTTCGGCAATCCCGAATACGGCAAGGCGCTGGATCTGCCCGGGCTGGCTTTCACCGCCATGGAGAACGATCGCGTGCTGGCGATGGCCGGCGTGATGCCGCGCTGGGAGGGGCGCGCCGAAGCCTGGGCGCTGCTCTCCGGCGACCTCAAGCGGCATTTCGTGCGCATCCATCGCGCCGTGCTGCAGTTCCTCGAGACGACCGACATCCGCCGCATCGAGACGGCGGTGGACGCCAACTTCCCGGAAGGGCTGGTATGGGCCGACCTGCTTGGCTTCAAGAACGAGGGCCTGATGCGTGGCTACACGCCGGAAGGCCGCGACTGTTACCGCTTCGCGCGGGTGAAGGAGAAATAAGATGGAAGCCGCTGTCGCAGTTTTCAGCAGCCCCGCGTTTCAGATCGCCAGCACAGCATTTCAGGTCATTGGCGCCATCAGCGATGCCAGCAGCCGTGCGGATGCCTACGAATCCCAAGCGGCCTGGAACCGGTACAACGCCACGGTGCAGCGCCAGAACGCTGACGCCGCCTTGCAGCAGTCCGCTTCCGAGCAAGCTCGGCAGAACCGCCGTGCGCGGCAGGTCATGGGCGAGCAACGCGCCGCCACGGCGCAGTCGGGAACCGGCTTTGGCGGCAGCAATTTGGACGTTCTCGACCAATCCGCCACGCTGGCCGAGCTGGACATGCTCAATGTTGCCTACGAAGGCCAGATGCGCGCAAGAGGGCATGAAATCCAGGCGCAGGGCGAGGATTACAGTCGCCTGGTGAACCGCAGCAATGCCCGCAATGCCCGCGTCGCAGGAATATTCAGCGCAGGGAATTCGCTGCTGACGGGTTTGGGCAGAATGGCGCGCCGCCCGATCGCATCCGTCGGCCACTACGACGACTGGAACTACGGGGGCACGTTTTGATGGCCGTCAGGATTCCGCGCTACCAGCAGCAGGTCGGCGTCCCGGGCATCTCCTCGCCCACGGTGCGCGGTGTTGCATCACCGGAAGACCCGACCGGCGCGGCGATGATGCAGCTCGGCGCGACCGGGCTGCAGATCAGCGAGCGCATGCGCCGTGATCAGGCAATCGAGGACGAGAAGAAACGGCGCATCAAGGAGAAACAGGAACTGGAGGACGCCAAGCTGGAGGCGCACCAGGTACTTTCGGACGCCCGCCTGACATGGACCGAGCAGATGCTGGCCGCCAAGGAGAAGGCCGCGCCGGGCGCCACCGGATTCA